CTTCAATCACCACTTCTGCATAATTCATGGGGATTTGGCGACAAGAAGCAAATGTATTGCAATGACCAAAAACTACAGACAAGTCACCGTTTTTCAATATATCTCTGCAATCTGTAGCATCAACAGATATTCTACAGTCATTCAAGTGTCCAGTCCTTTCATCAATGAAAGTTACTATACCATGATGACACAAGCCAAAAAATGCCTGCAAAACAAACCAATCGTAAAGAAATTCCCAAAGAAACATAAAAACAGTTGCATGAATTATCTGACATATTGTGTCTATGGCCTCAACTGGAAAAGAGCCAACGACATAGTGAACACTCTGGATCTACACACACTTGAAGACTTGTTGAATGTCACCCACCAACAACTAACATCAGTCCCTGGAATAGGTGACAAGATGGCAGACCGAATCATAGACACACTAAACAATGATACCTATGAAAATTAACATAAAATACCCAAAAGCAAAATGTGCCTACTGTGGAAAAGAATACACAAAAACCCATAACAGACAAATGTACTGCAGCGACGAATGCAGATACCACGCACACCGAGAAAAACACAACATCAGAAACCGCAGATACTACCACCGACACAAAAAAAGAATAAACCAAACCAAAATCGGAACCCGTACAATAGGACCACACAAACATGAGGACCCTACAAGAGAACAGGAAATAGTACAAAACGAAATCGAAAGAATAGGACTACGATTAACTTTCTAAATAGTCCGACTATATAATGAATATGAGACAATGTACATTGAAGAATACAATCATAAAAGAATACAAGTCTCCTGTCCAGACTGCAAAACAACACCTTGCATTGTAGACAATCACAGAGAGGAAACATACTGTCCAGTATGTGGTCTCATATTACAAGACAATACATTACCCAGTATCACAAGTATAATCGAAGAAGTAAACAAAGACGATATGAAGATACGAGAAGTATTATGGCGTAGACGATTACATTAATCAGTTATAGAGAATCGGTAGTATAGGCTGGTAAAAAAAAGGGAAATCGGATAAATAAATTGCAATCTTTTCATATCTTCATATATAATCATCGAATAAGTTTTTTTCGTACCTCAAATAAATTTATAGCGTCATATTAAAACATATAGTCAATCATTTAAAGTCACTGGTAAACCTACCGATTCCTATAACTAATTACTGTCATTGATGGTGGTTAAAAGAACGTGAATATTACGGTTTTAAATATTCCTATTATACTACAGAATCCCGCTATTAATAAAAAAATGGGGTAAAGTAAAAAATGGGATGCAACTTCCCATACCACCATCCCCACAATCATCTTATGTGGAGTTAAATGGGCTTTTATACGAACAAATATTAAATAATTAGCTTGTTGAATATTATGACAATTTCTGACTGGTTGGTTCGATTCCAACAACTCCACACTCACCTGGGCTATGGATGCGAAATCCAATTTAGCAAAAATTTTGAATTAAAAATCTTTAAAGAATGATTGGTGCAGTTGTAGGTTCAAATCCTACCCATAGCATTCACACATAAAAAAAACATAAGGAGTATGATCAACAAAATGAACCCCGATATCATAGGTAACATAACCACAATCATAAAAATCGTAATCATGACAATCGCACCAGCGATTGCAGTATATATTGGAACAGACGAACAAACAATCATAACATTCTTAACTGCAGTATTAACATTCATCTTAGCAGTATTAGATGCTAAATACCCTAATACTCTGAATGTATTCACTACTAATGAAACTGCAGAACATAGTGAATCATTAAATGATGAATATGACCTCCAATGAATACACTTGCATAAGAGATGACCAACTACAAGGTCAATCAAGAAAAATCACAGAACTCGAAACAAGAGCAGATTTCAAGGATAAACGTATCGATGAACTATACTTGAAAATGGATAAAATGGAGAATAAATTAGATAAGTTGAATGAGAATGTTAATGAGTTATTATTACAATCCAAACAAGGTGACACTGACCTTGAATTACGATTGAAAGCAATCGAAACAGAACTAGCATTACAAAAACAAACCACAACAGACAACCACAATCGTATCAGTAGTCTATTAGCCGTTGTAGGAGTCGGATTAACAATAATAACTATACTGATTAATGTTTACTTCAACATGATACACTAATTTTTATAAAGATACATATAATATAACAATGTTAATATACTAATTTTAAAAAAACAATTCGTATTTTTAAAAAAGGTGTACAAAATGTTTACAGAACCAAAAAGAGGCAACGGATACAATGAATCCAAAGTATGCTATGCTACAAAACAATTATGGGCAATCGCCTCATTCTATGACACCTACAATGAATTAACCTACAAACACTTCATCGAACACATAGGAGAATTCATAGACAAATACGAATTTGACTGGCCAAAAGACAAGGAATACCCAAAATACGATACTGCAAAAGAATGGCCGAGCAAATACGATTACAAAGAATGTGTCGAATGCTATGAGAACCATAAGTTAGGAAACACGAAGAAAGAAGCCAATCTAATCTATGATAAGAAATACTTGCAAGACACCATAACTGATTTTAAAAAGATAGATAGATTAAACCAAAGGCACGAAGCATTGGAAGAAATGGAAAAATACGGTGAAGACCAAACCTATCGCAAAGCCAAGATAGAAGAAGAAATCGATAGTATATGGAGCCGTATCAGAACAAGATTAGGATTAGATATTGAACAAGACAACCCATCCGAGACAAAAATAATTCCAATCAATCCTGAACATGAAGACCAACACATCAGAGACATCTGGACCGAAAGAGCAAGACAAGACGTGATACCAAGATGACAAGTGTAGAACAAAAACTACCATTCATCGGATGGTTATATGGTGTGAACCAGGACAATACTTCATGGCATATCAGAGACTTTGATATTGAAATCGCACGATTAATCGATTATGCTATTGATGGTAAAGTCAGCAAGATATTATTGTCTGTTCCCAGCCGTCATGGTAAATCAACATTAATCAGTAAATACTTAGCATCCTATTTCCTATCCTATTACCCAAATGACCAAGTAATCCTATCCGCCTACAGTCAAAGCCTCGCATCACAATTCGGAGGACAAGTCAAAGACATAATCAACTACTACGGACAAACACTCAGTCCTTACAATGTAAGATTATCAACTGACAGTCATGCTAAGAATAAGTTCAACCTACAAGGATATAATGGTCAGATGATAGCAGTCGGAGCCAACGGGTCACTAATGGGATTCGGTGCAGGACTATTCATTGTTGATGATCCAATCAAAAATGTTGCAGATGCAGATAGTGAAGTCAAACAGAATAATCTCAGGGAATGGTTTAATGGTGTGGCAAGGTCAAGACTGGAACGTAGAAGCAATGGTCGACCACCAATCATTATAGTTATTGCTCAACGATTACACTTAAAAGACTTACACGGAATCATTAAAGAGAACAGTCCTTATATCGATGGAGTTGAAGCATTTAATATCCTTGATAATGGTGGTAGTATACCATTCAATACATGGGTTGACTTGAACATTCCTGCAATCTGCACCGATGCCACAAAGGATATACTCGGCCGTAAGGTTGGTGATGTACTATGGCCTTACCAAAGGAACTATGAATGGTTGATGAATGAGAAAAAAGAAATCGGCAGTTACCTATTCAATGCAATCTATCAAGGCCAACCACAAGAAAGGGATGGGAATATCTTCAAACGTGAATGGTTCATGGACTCCGATACTAATACAATCTACCGTCAGATAGATGAAGTTCCTGACAATCTACCTATGATGAGATACTGGGACTTCGGAGCCAGTGGTAAAAAAGGAGATGCAACAGCTGGAGCATTAACAGCATGGGATGGAACCAATCTTTACATCCTCGACATCAACACTGGAAAGTACAGTGCAAGTCAAGTGTTGTCTACTTTTGAGAGAACTGCATTGCATGATGGTATTAATGTTAAGATTAGAATTGAACAGGAACCAGGAGCAGGAAGTAAATTATTAATTAATCAATTCAGAAAGAATCCTACTTTTAAAAAGTATAACATTCGTGGTGATAAGGTAAAGATTAAAAAGAATTTAAGGAGTTTCAACCTGGAAGCATTGGCGGAAGCTGGTCGTATTTACTGGTTGGAGGGTCCTTGGAATATTGATATTATTGACCATCTTGTATCTTTTACTGGTCAGGATGGTAAGCCTGATGATATAACTGACTCTTTGACTGGGTCTTGTAATATTTGGCGTAAGCCTAAGAAGAAAGTTCATGCGTGATATTTTATGAGAAGTGATAGTTTTATTGTAACAGTTGATAATAATAGTGATGTGCATGTTATTGACCAATTAGAAGTTAATAAGTATGCATTGAAAGCGAATA